GCTCAGGAACAATATCGGTTCCACATCATGGTTCATGAGCGATTACAGTGCGTTTGATGCCACGTATTCTGCTCGTTCCTGGAAATTGATCGAGAGCTTGTATAAGAAGATTTATCCCGGAGCAGAGGAATCCTTTTGGAGGGTTCTGGACATTTGGCGAACGCCACACGGGAAGAAGAAGGATTACAAGGAAGATATTAAGCTCGATTACCAGGCTGAGGTGTGTAACGCCTCTGGACGTGACGATACAGCGTTGGCTAATGCCATATTGAACGGTGTGGTTATTTCAATGTCCTTTGCAGCAGCTTTGGCTGGAAAAGAAGTGTCCGAATTAACCGGACGGGACTTGAAATTAGCATCTGAATGTACACACATCGCTGTTGTTGGAGACGATTCTCTTGTAGCCTGCTCATTTGACGTGAATCAGTACAGAGATGTCATTGTTAGGAACATAACTGGATTCGGTATGGTTGTAAAACCACAATCGACTTACAGTGTCCTTGATTTGACGTTTCTGGGCATGATGCCTTATCTGGCACACGGTCGGTATACCTGGGGGCCCACTATTGGTAGGCGCTCCTTCAAGGCATATTGGTCCGTTGATTCAACCGCTATCAATCTCGCTGCGTGGACCCGGGGGGTTGCGCAGCAATTGATGCTTTACAGCAACGTGCCTGTTATGTATGATTTGGCCGCAAAGATTGATTCTTTGCTTCATGGCCATAAGATCACAAAGGCTAAGGCTGACGAGCACAGCGTCTGGACCCTCGTCGATGGGCCCAGGGACAAATGGGATTCGCAAACACTGGACTGGGTAGCAGCACGCTACGCCAGCGTCGGGTTGACAGTCGCACAGATAGAAGAGGATCTGTGCACCATCGCAACGATTCGGCGCCTGCCGGCGGTCGTCCACCTCTGGACTTTCGCGGCAGCGATCGCCATTGACGAAATGTAGTTCGATGGTCCCTCTGAGCACTCCTAGTTGTAGCCAAAAGCATTTTCAC